GTTATAATTCTCTCCTAATGATTTGTATAAATTTTCTAATGCAAAATTAATGTTCTGATAAACATTGCCAACATCTTCATAAAATCTCTCTAAGTATTTTAATTTAGCTATCTCTAAATTTTCATCAGAAAGTTGCATCCTCCCTTTAACAACTCCAACCTTGGGAAGTTGAAATTGTCCCATAAACCTACTAAAAGCTTCTATTAATGCTTGTGGATTTTCCCTAATGAATGAATATATATCATCACCTTTGTTCTTTGATTGCGCTCTAAGGTCAAAAACATACTTCTCAATTAAAGGTACAGCTTTAAAAAGCTCCTTCATGTCTATACCTTGCCATGTAGTAAGTAATTGTTGTAAGTTCAATCCTACTAACTGTAAATCTCTTCCTGAAACGGCAGATATTTTTGCAGCTACCTCGCCAAACCATTGCGCATCTTTCTGCGTTAATTTAGTATTCCCTATTGTTAATCCAGACATAGTATTCATTAAAGATACTAATCCGGCTCTGGAACCTCCTGTTTGCTCTGTTATCCTTGTCGCTGCATTATACAAACTTGAATAAGATGTACCCTGTCCTAATTGAGCCATCTTATATTGCGCGGAGTTAGATATCGCTTGTGCTGTAGATTCTGAAAGTAATTGGTTTTTCCCGAATCTATATAATAACCCCCCTCCAACAGCTACCCCGCCTGCAACTCCACCTATAGCACCTATAGCTCCAATAAAAGGTTTTAATAAAGGAACAGCCTGTAATGCAGCTTTTCCTACAGCTCCTATAAGGTTGGCAAAGTTTCCTAAATTCCTTTGCCAACCTGAATAAGTAAACGAATTTGCAATAAAGTTATTTGAAAGTCTTTGCCTTGACTGAAAAATTCTATCTATATTAGAAAATAATCCTCTGTTAGAAAACCCATTTTGCCTATATAACCAATAATTAAGCCTTCTAAAATCACTCATATATCTTTCTGGAATATGTGGATAAGGGTTATATCCTCTACCGCCTCCAGCTGGATTATTAAAACTTCCGCCTCTTGCCCCGATTTTATTTGTTATGCTTTTTAAATTCTGGGCTTTCTGAATAGCTTGGTCTAACTTGGTATTTAAGTCTCCCTTTAGATTAAGCTCTATTTGATAGATATTAGGCATATTTTATTTCTTTTTATCTATTTTGAATGGTGCGAAATTCACATTATCCATTATCCATAAAGCAAGACAATGGTATTTTTCTATTTCTTCCAAAGTTAATGATTTTGTAACTTCGTTAATCGGAATATGGAAAAAATGAGAAATAAGAGCTTTTTTTATCAAAAGAGGGTCTGTCTTGCTATATTCGGTTAACTTATACTCTATTTCTGTTCGGGCATCTGCATATTTAGGGTTTTTCCCGCCCGATTGATAAAATTTATCAAGTCCTCCTGCACTTGTTCTGAAGAAAACAGAGAGAGACATGCAATGCCGTCGCTTGAAATCCTTTTTGCCAGAGTCTTGTCAACGACAAATATATTAACGTATTTTATTGCGTCGTTTATCTTTCTCTCTGTCGTTGAATCGGCATTGTCCAACAATGAGGTTATAAAAATAGAATCCTCTAATTTGGTACGTTCAGCGTGTCTTATTTCCACGTCTTCTGTTACTTCTACTTCATTAAATGTGCCTTTTTTGTCAGGTAATTTCTCTACAAATGTGAAACTTGAAATTTTAAATGTACTCATGTGTTGATAGTTTTAAATGTAAAAAGGATAGGGGAAATAAATCCCCTATCAATTAAATAGCTATTGGTGTTACTTGTCGTGTTAATTCTATTGCCCTGAAATTTAGGGTAACAAGAGTCTGTGGGTCATTAGCATTTACTTCAAAAGAATCATTGCTAAATTGTGCGCCTGTATAGGTAAGTGTGGTATCTGTCGGGGTCAAGTCCGCCCGATTGCTAAACATTATCGTAATTGTCAATCCCTCCGGTATATCCGTTAATGACGGTCTCAAAGTGGTTGCAATCCCGTTGTAACTGTTTATCAATCTGTTCCATTCCCCAGACTGTATAACAAACGAGCCGGAATAAGTTTTGTTTATACCTTTTACAGAAATAGGCGTTTCCGAACTTATTGCATAAATCTCGTTTACCGACTTCTCTATACTTCCCGAAAAATTCTGTGCTGTGAACAATTGTATAATTGCCCCGTTTCCTAAGTTTACCCAAACTTGTACGTCAGCACTTGATATAATTAATCCTGATTGGTCTGCCATAATTTAAGAAATTGAAGTTACAAAGAATGTTGTTACAAAGGCTTCTCTCATGGCAGGATTAGGAACTATGCGTATAGTAACCTCCAAAGCCTCCGATTGTATGTAATTATCATCTTTAGCCTTGAAGTCAAAGTCTATCGCACTTGCTTGTCCTGCGTTTACTCTCGGGTTAATATATTGGGATGTAAATTCCGCTATGGCAGAATTCTTGAAAGCCTGCAATATCTGTCCAGAAGAGTCACAAGGGATATTCTGGTTGATATAATAGGTAAGGAACATTTGCGCATCATCGCACACTGAATTACCTACTGCTACTCTCTCTATTTTGTTTAGAGCCATAGTAGTTGCATTGCAAGTCGCTCCGTCATTATAATACAACCCCTCTACCCCGAGCCTGTTACGGGTAAATATATACCCTAATGGAGCTATCAGATTAGCAAGGGTAACATCATAACCGTTTACTGGAGTCCCTGTCTTTGGATTAGAAGATATGGAAGACAAATCACTATCAGTAAAATATTCTTCTGTAGCTACCGAACCCAAAGATACGTTCCCGATAGATGCTGCGATATTCCGGCTTGCTCTTACTCCTAACACACGTCCTACAGAAGACAACCCGTTTGGGGATGAACCTGTAACACAATATGCTACATTAGGATAAGACATAGCCGAGCAATCCATAAGTTTTGCTATTTCTGTCGCACTGTTGAAAGTCCCCTGCTTGATATATGCACCGTCAAATACTCCTACCATACGAATACCTAATTCAAACATATTGGTTAGGAATGTCTGTATTTGGTTTAGAGCTTCTTGGTCTGTTTTATTGTTTACTCCGTCTTCCTCATAGGTAGGCGCAGGCAATGTAGCTTTTGACTGGCAAAATCCTATTGCCCGAGGTCTGTTTTTATAGCTTCCTGAAATAGTCTTAAAGACTATCGGCTGCAATGCCGTGTAGAAATTCGCGGTTGAGAAGTTGTTATCTGCCGTTGTCTGTACAAGAATAAGCCATAACTTTGTTCCTACAGCAGCAGCACCATAAAACTCGTTTATATGCTGATAAAGCATCGTTTTAGCTCCGTTGCCATTTGCCCATTCAGAGGTAATTCCGAGACCTTCGGCTGCTGATACCGAAGTTATCATGTATGGAGTATTCAACACCATATCATCAGGCAAATTGGCTTCTGCACCTGCCATATCAACGACTAAACAAGAAATAGATTCGTCCGCTTGGCTGCTCCCAATAGACGTATCTTTCAATGAAATATGTATTCCTGTTGTTGCCATAATTATTGTTCTTTAGGTGGTCTACCTTTTGTTTTCTTTTCAGGATTTTTTCGAGCTTCTTTCAACACGTTAAATTCGTCGGAAATAGTATAATCAATATTTATTGTATCTATTGATTTAGTTGCTGAATTCTTGGGCTCTGGCGGTGTATAGGACTCTAATACAGCTTTAAAATCTTCATTATTCAAAGGTAGATTGTCCATCGTAATTTCTGCCCACAATAATTTGTATTTCCTTCTTTCTTGGTAATCATATTCTTGTTGTCTGGCGCTATTTATATTTCTAAAAACCTTGCCGTTTTCACAAGCATATACTTTACCATAAGTTTTAACTAAAGCATACAGATACTGAAAAAATCCTTCTTGATAATTAGTAAGTTCCATATTGTTTATTTTTAATTTGTGTGTTGGTTTTTCTTGAGGGGATAATATTATATCCCCTCAATATGAAAATTATATTATTATCATTCGCCTACGGCTGCCTCTACTGCTGGGGCTACTCCATAGATTCCTACTCCGTCCTTACGACCTGCACCAGCTCCCATACGTGTATTCATTGACATTTCCCATGCCCAAAGGGTTGGTTCTTGTTTTACGAATACATCTGTTCTACCTACACCAATTAAGAATTGAGATGGCAAGAACCCTATAATACATCCATAAGCTTTCGGATTAAGAGGTGTCGGAGCGAAATCAGGGTCTATCAAGTGACCTTCTTTTAATTTATCTCCATATAATTGTGGGTCTACTACCTTATTGGTCGAAGTATCATATACACCGCATATAGAACGTTGTGTAATGTTCATACCGTAAGCCATCATCTGCATTGGCCCGATTTTTTCAGTCGGCAAGTTCAGGGCGTTTACAAAAGTATCATTGGATTGTAGCTGATTTGCATAAATAGCATCCATAACTACTTCAGGACGTTCAATATCGAGATTGAAATTAGCCTGAATAAACTTCATGCGAAGGCTTAACAAGTCTGCCACGGTAAACTCTTTAATATTACCTGCTGCTAATGGGTTTGCAGGGAACATTCCGGCAGAATTAAACGCTGTTGCTCCTGTCATAGGTGCGAATGTGCCTTCTTTTACTGATTCTGCCAAAATCTGGATAATGTAGTTGTGTTGAGCATTTGCTACTACTCTTAAAGCTTCCGACATACCTATGCCTCTCTTATCGTATCTCAATAAGTTGTCATCGCCTGGCTGCCATGCAATAGGATTTAAAGAGAATGCGTAAGTAGGAATTGCAATTGCGTCATCATCATACAAATATTCCTCTGCTTTGTTTTTCGGCACAAGAGTGTCAAAGTACACTTTAGGCTTCATGTTTATTTCAGGATGAATAGTACCTGCCGAATCCGAACTGATACGCGGGATTCTGTCTGCAAATGTATTGATAGGGAAAAGCATTCTATAATACATTGCCAGCCATTGTACAGCCACCAAATCAGGAGTACTTAGGAAATCATAGGTATTATCTCCTGCTGCAAGAACAGTATCGAGCAATTGTCCGGTAGACATAGGAGCTTTGCCCTCAAAACATAAATTGAACTGACCGAATGAAGCCATAAAGTCACGGTCATTTTTTAACACTGATGCCAGTTCTTTGTAAGAATCTAACAAATCATGCACGGGAATAGGCTTGTGCTCGTGAGCATACTTAAGGTCAGAGCCTAATGCCATCATACCCATCTTATTTTTACCTTCTTCCGAAGATAAATAAGAATGTAAAGTCTTGTATTTTGTCATAATTTTAGGTTGTTGTATATTTACATCAAAAATTTTAGCTTTTGGGTCAGCCTGCAATCTTTCTGCTACTTTTTCAGGCAATTTATCTTTCAAATCTTCAGACTCCAATTTTTCCTTTTCGTCTTTAGCTTTGGTGTCCTCTACTTCCTTCTTGTCCTCTTTTTCGTCTTCTTTAATGTCTTTTTCCTCTTTGTCGTCTTCATCCTCCAATTTCTTTTTCGAATTCAGACCTAATAAATCTTTCAAAGCCGAAAGGACTGTGTTTTTTGTTTCCTCTGCCTTAAGCTCTTCTTTTGGAGCTTTTGACTCTGGAACTTCTTGAACTTCGGGCTTAGCCTTCAATTCTTCCTTTTTTTCTTTTTTCCCTTCCATATTATTTAATTCTTCAAAATTAGAACTTAAAGTAATAAATTCATTTTTATCATAATATAATCTATATTCCACTGGGATATGTCCCAATTCATGTTTTACTGCATTAGCATTTGAAGGAATAGTAACTAAAGAGACTTCAAAGACATCAAAAGACGCTGTTTTTCTCTCCCCCCTCTCATTTTCTATTATTTGGGCATTCCCTCCAATAGATACAGCTCTTATACAACCTTCATTGTATAATTCCTCGTACATCTTTCCTTTTTCGGTAGATGCGAATACCAATACTCCTGTCCATGCGCCATTTTCTAGCTTTATATCATCTATCCTGCCAATAGGAGGCATCCATGACATATGCTGCTCTACAAGAACGGGATTTTTCAAATATCTGTCCCATTTTATAGACTCGTTCATTACTCTAAATCCTCTATCGTTTAGGGATTCATCAGATAATACCTGTCTTACCATTTTTATAATTTTTTATTAGTTCTTCATTCCCTTCTATCTTCATTTGCCGATAATTTTCTTTCTTGTCATATTTCCCCAATACAATTATATCGGCAAAAAATGTTTTGTTTTTGTCGGTATATACATAACCTTTTCTTGCTTTTAACTCCGTCATAATTAACCAGTTATTGTCCAACCTTTATCTGTTGCCGACTGTTTTTGCTCTTCCGTCAATTTTGCATATACTGCCGAATTAAAGGCTAATGTTTGTGTTGATGAAACAGTTGCCAACCCGTCAAGTATGCTTTGTATGGATTCATCACTTAATTGAGATGATTGTGTAAAAGACAAATTATATTTTATGCTCTCTTTTGTAAATCTGACTTCCTTCAAAGAAGTACACCCGTTAAATGGATTGCTTTGCAAGTTTACAGCTGTTATACCAGAAAAATCCAATTCTCCAATAACTTCTTCTAATGAATTTCTTGCATTAAAAAGGAGTGTAGCATTTGAGAGCTTAAATTTTGGCGAAAATGAAACGGTTTTTAATTTGTCTGGAATTATATTAGGCGCCAAAGAGAACATACTGTCCGCTACAATAGCATAATCTGGTAAGTTTATAAAATTCAATTCTTCTATACATGAACATCCATAAAAAGAATTTGAAAAATTACCAGATTGTGTTAACCCGCTACAGTCAATAATATTTCCTTCATTTATTTTATATAAAAAATTATTATATCTAAATGCTCTATTAAATGTTCTCCATGCAGAGGTATCTACATTTAACTCCCTTATTTCTGCATTATTGCTGAAAATAGTCATATTATCATTATATGGAACATGTTTCATGCTTAATATCCCATATAAGTTCTGATAACTTGTCTTTTCAGGGAAATTTTCAGGCAAAAACAATACATGTTCTGTCATACTGGTGGGGATATTACCAGAGCCTTCCTTGTACTGGTCTGTTATTTGCCCGCTCTTGACAATCATATCTAACAAATCAGGTATATACTGCCCATATCCGTACTTCCACATCATCTCTTCTATCCCTTGTATCGGATGTATAGGCGTGATAGGATTTATTTGTTCGTCTATAAGCTGTACAGAACCTGATTTGGGCTTTATATAGTTTATGTCTATGGTAGAACTGTCCACCATGACACACTCGAATTTCATCCGCCAGCATTCTATATCTTCTTCCGTATCTTCTTTATAGCCTATTTTGATAAAGTTATTCATTCCCCTATACATAGGCAGGAAATTGTTCCCTTGAAGTATATCCTTGAAAAATTGGGATGCCCGCTCCGTGAAAAGTTCAGTCCTTAGCTTATAGGCAAGATTACGCCTCCATTCATAAATATCTGTCTCTCCTGAAAGAGTGTAATTTACAAGCCTGTCCATTACAACCACGTCAATATTTATGTTGTCTCTTATCAATCCTCCAATATATACCATATTGTTTGGAGCGGAATCTACGGTTATGACAATAGCCGGCAATGTGGTATTTACAACCGTCCTTCCGTCAGAGACATTAGAGGTTAAAACGGGTATATGATTTTCAGTGACAATATCCGTTTGTCTGAAAAAATCAATCAATTTCTTAGTTAATAACCCTATCATATGCCCTATTTTTCGCTAAAATATTAAGTTTTTCGTTATCAATCAACTATTTATTGAAATTTTTATTCCAAACCGCCAAAATAGCCATATGTGCAAGCCTATAAGTCCTTGCTCCTACTCCCATAAATTGACGGGCTGGAATTTTGGGAGGTCTCCTGTATATTTTGTATGCAGGCTGAATCCACCTTTTTGAAGCCTGCCCTCCTTCATTCTGCAATTGTGCATACGGTACATTTGTTTTAAGCCCCGCTGTATAGGGTACATTGGTTATTTTCTTGATAGAATTGTACAGCCTTCCCGTCCTTCGTAGTTTTGGATAAGGCAACTTTACTCCAATAGGCGTATCGTGAACGTCATACATCCTATCTTTCCATTTTTGCACCCCTCCGTCGTTAGTGTATGCCTCTTTCTGGAAATTCCGCTTCGTTTCTTTCAACATGCTTTCCGATATAGCCTTAGGCATCTCATCCCTGACACAATTCCTAAGGCTTCTTAGCTTGTTTATCATATCCTGCATCGTATCCGCCATCTTTGTTGCTTTTTGGGGTGAAAATGCTCTTAATCTTGTCTACTGTGCTGGTAATCCACGACTTGTTGGTGACTTTCTTGTCTATATCTTCTTCGTCCAATCCCACTTTTTGCAGGAATTGTTCGGAAATCCTCAATCCTTGCTTGCTCAATGTGTCCGTAATCTGGATAAAATGCTTCACCGAAATGCTCTTGTCAGGGATAATTACTACCTGATAATCGGTCAAATCCTTGTTTTTTACCAATCTCGCCAATTTCGGCATTGTCTGGGTATTTGTAACCCTCAAAATGTCCTTATTGTCCTCATCAAGGATATTTTTATACAATTGCATGTGAATTTCCGCCAATTGCTCGGAATTCGTGTTCTTTTCGGTATTCCCGATTAATGTACTTCCGGTTATCAGCTGCATAAGCTCGCTTTCCCATTTGTCTACCAATTCCTTATGCGCCCTGAACGCTTCGCTTGGAGCTTCCGTATTGACAGAATTTATCTCCACTTGGTATTTTCTTTCCTTGTTAGTAGACAATTCGTTCACTTCAAAGGGAACTACCGGAGTTGCAGTGGGGTCATTGATGAGACCGGCATATTCGACGGCTATCTGTTGGGCTTCTTCATTCTGCGCCTGATATCCTATCGTATAGCGTGGATATGAATATCTCCCTGTAAGTATCCCCCAATTCCGGTAAGAATTTATTATTTCGATTATTGCCCTTGTAATTTCCTGCATAAGCCCCAATTTGTAATCTTCTTCTGGGGAAGCCTCGAAATAGAACATGTTGTCGTAATCATCGAACTTGGCTACGCTCTCTATGTCAAAGGTCATATAGCGTATAGCCCTGTTGAACATGTCTATATTCCTCATCGGGAAATCAGTGACAATATCCTTTTCTATGTCTATCTGCTTGCCTGCCACTCCTCTAATCTTTGCGTTCAAAGGAGCACGGCAGATTAGCTGCTTGAAAATGTTGGTCTGCGTAAAATATTTGGAAAATTTGTCGTCTATCCGGCTCATATCCCCGTATTTCGCGAAAGCATAGAAGTTTTTCTGAGCGGGCACATATCTTTTGTCCAATAGAGACACAAGAAACGGGCTGGATTGCAAAGCCCAAGACTGAAGGACTCCGTAATAATACAAATCACTGTAATTTATAGCTCTGTCTATCGCATCACGCCAATATTTGGCTGTATACGGAGTCTCATAATAGTTGATTAAATATCTCGACTTTACCCTACCAGTACCTACTGACTTAGGTATGTAATAAGGATTTATATCAGGGGTTTTCCAGATTGTCATATTAGCCTATATAATCATTTATGTTCGTTACTATTTTACCTATCGCGTTAGGCTCAGGCTTGTTAACCGCCCCAGTCATGCGGGATGTCCCAGACTTCATCCTGTGTATAGTAGACATCACACTGTTGTACTGGTTCGTGAAAACAGTACTCCACGCAAATGTAGAACCCATAAAGGCTGATGCCGTCAATACCCTTACCATAAAGAACAAATCAGGATGAGTGTCTTTCATTACTGGTAACATTTCCTCCAAATCGTATATATTCCCTATCTCCCCAGCCAAATAGCCTATAGCGGAAACATAGGCGTCTTCCAACGCTGTCGGATTCATGCCTATTATCTCTTCACATGTATTGGGCTGAATCCACTGGTATAAATCTTTTATCTCTATCATATTATAAGGACTTTAATTTACCTCCTATCGCTATAAACATTTTCGTCTTCTTCTGTGCCGGATTGTTTATCCTGATATTCCTGCCTATCAATGACACGCCCTTCGCCACAGCGTCCGGTATATCGTCTTTCTTTAACGGACTCTCTTTCCTAGAGAACTCCAAAAACTGCTGCACGGTAACCTCTCCCATAGGGGTGTTCTTCATCTTGTCATTGAACATTATACCCCCATTCTTGAACAAAGGGTCTAAAGTGGACTCAATGTTGTAAAACTTGTTGCCGTGATTACGCGTATCCCACTCTATCGGACATATCCACCCCTTTTGCGCCTGAAAGTTAAGCAATGTTTTGTTGAAATCCAACGGAACTTGCTTTTTTTCAATGTATAAACGCGGAGTAAGAGGACATTTTACGTATAAGGTATATATACCTTCCAACATCTCATAAGTGCTTCCCTGAACAGCATAAACGTCTACAAGCCATATCTTGTCTTTCGTCAACCCCAACAACACACATGCCTTGTAATCGTTCTTCGTGCTCTCCTTGGCTGAAGGGTCTACGTATATAATGTACTTCACAAACGCGTCTTCTTCCGGCATCGTTCCCCAAGGTATATGGTGGAATATCTCGCCTTCCATCTCATCGTAATACTCCCCGTCCAAAAACCTCCGCTTGTCTATCTTCGACAAACTCTTCATCGTAAGCATATAACTTGCCGATACGTTCTCCTTGTTGTCCTCTACACTGAAATGCTTCTTGTATAACATCGCCTGTATAGCAGGGTCTAACTTCAGCCCAGTATCGTAGTCCTCCTGCAAAAAAAACCTCTTATAACTCCAATGATTCTTACTGCATGGATTCAAAGCATACAACATCTTGTTCTTTACCGGCAACTTCTGCGCCAACCGAGTCAATAACTTACTCACCGGCTGCCAACTTATCTCGCTTATCTCATCCAAAAATATATGCCCCCACTCCGTACTTAATATCGAATCATATTTCGACTCACTGTCTGAACTTCCCCGCAAACTCCCAAACTTAATGTACGAACCATTGTAGAACACTAAACTATCGTCCTTGTTTACATATCTCGCAAACCTCTCCCCGCCTATCATTACCTGCTTGTAATCCCTATATCCCCACCTCCTCGCTATCGAATTCAATACCGCCGGTACAGTCTGCATCAACATACCATTGTTTAAAGATGTGAACGTATTCCGGATTATCAGACAGTTCGCCCCGTACCTTATACACTGCGTCACAAACCATGCAAATATCAAAAATGTCTTACCTGCCCTGCTCGAACCGTAAAACAAATATTCTACATACTTGTCCTCATTCAACAAATTGTATAACTCTATCTGCTTATCGTTTAACCGCTCCGGCAATAGTATCATAGTCTATTTTCTCTATTACTTCTATATTCCCTATCCCTTCTCTATTCTCTCCTTCTTCCGTTACTTCTCGCTCCTTGATTATAGTCTTCTCCGTCCGGTTGATGCTGTCACTCGCTGCCTTAAACACATTTACGTACTTCATGATTACATCTAACTTCCCCTTTAACTTGCTTATCGTCGCAGGACTGTCCGCTACCTCTATATCTCCTAATATCTCCTCCAACTTCTCTCGTACCCCTATCATGTCTAAAAACGCTACCGTCTTCCCAAATGTCGCACTGAACTCTTCACGTACTTTCGTGTCTACTTCGTACTTCTTTAATTCTCCTCGAGTTTCTATCTCTTCCCTGCGTAACTCCCGTGCTTCCTTACTCTTGATTATGTCTATCGCTGTACCCATATTCACTTTTTTACAAATATAACCCTTTTAGTCGAATTTTCAAATTCATTAATAAAGCCCGACCCCCACCCCC